CGGATAAAAGAGCAAGTATGACAAAATCTGAAAGAATATCAGCACAAAGAAGAAAAAGTGCGGCAGACCCAAATCAACCAGAAAAAACTAATGCTGCAAAACCAACATATGTTTCTACCGATTCACCTAAAAAGAAAATGAAAGAAGAAATGGACGTACAAGAAGCAAAAGACAAACCAGGTAAAGGTAGTGGCAAAAAAGACGCTTGTTATCATAAAGTAAAGTCGCGTTATAGTGTTTGGCCAAGTGCCTATGCATCTGGAGCACTTGTAAAATGTCGTAAAGTTGGTGCAGACAACTGGGGAACTAAATCGGAAGAAACAATGCACGAAGAAGAAAGATATTGTCCACTATGCGATAAAAGGGAAACAAGATCGGAATGCTCTTATGGAGAAAAAGCATGGGACAAAGTTTCTGTTAAAGATGAAGAATATTCAATGGCAAGATCAGAACTTAAAACCATTGAAGATGCGGTAAGAAGAATTAAATCAAAAGTTGCTAGAGGTGAGGGTGACTTAGAAGCATGGGTTCAATCAAAAATTACTAAAGCGGCAGATTACATTGATACTGCAGCAGATTATATTGAAAGCGGAGAAATGGAGGAAGCAGTAAGTTTAAAAATTGATCCAAAAACTCATAAAAAACATAAGATGTCATCAGCAGCAAAAAAAATTGATGCTATGACAACAGCACAACAAGCACAACTACCACCAAAAGCTAAAAAAGTTGTTGGTACTTCCTTACCAAAATTTGAAGAAACTCTTGTTGATAAAATCACAAGAGAAGTATTAGATGAAAAGTGTTGGCCTGGTTATAAAAAGAAGGGGATGAAGACCATGTTCGGAAAACGATATCCGAACTGTGTAAAAGCAGAAAATATAACGATTGAAGACGCTGATGGAAATACTTTCGCTGAAGTGGTTGATATAATTAAACCAGAACCAATCAAAGGATTTAAGTCTCAGGTGCTTGAAGCGACAAGACTTCAAGCACAGACAGGAAATGTGATTGCAGTCACACTTTCTTGGAGAGGAAAATATTATTCATTAAAGATGTTTTTCCCTCAAGTGAAAACTCCAACACGTAAAGAAATAAACGATGAACTTCAGAAGGTTTATCCGGGATCTATGGTCGTATACCATACAGTTTCGCAAATTCAATCTGGGCAACCTTTAATCCAATCTTTTGGCCCTCAAGGAGGATCTATTGGATTTCCTGGTCCCTCAAAAAAATATGTGAAGCCATATGGCGAACAAGTCGAGTTTGATGAGGATTGGCAAAAAGTGAACCGTCAGGATAAAACAGCAGGATTAAGTAAAGCTGCTGTTGCTGCTTATCGCAAAGAAAATCCAGGTTCAAAACTTCAAACAGCAGTTACTGAAAAAAATCCAGAAGGAAAAAGAGCAAAACGTCGTGCCTCATTTTGCCGTCGTATGAAAGGTATGAAGTCTAAACTTACGTCAGCAGAGACTGCAAAAGACCCAGATAGCAACATTAACAAAGCACTTCGTCGTTGGAATTGTAATTAATTAATTAAGTAGGTTTTATTATGTCAAATGATGTTTATCTTGGTAATCCGCTTTTAAAAAAGGCAAATACTCCAATTGAATTTACACAAGAGCAAATTCTTGAATTTGTCAAATGTAAAGATGATCCGGTTTACTTTGCAAACAATTATGTGAAAATTGTAACCTTGGATCATGGTCTACAAACTTTTAAACCATATCATTTCCAAGAAAAGTTAATTAATAACTTCCATAATCACAGATTTAATATCTGTAAGATGCCCCGACAGACTGGCAAGTCTACCACTGTGGTATCTTTTCTTCTACATTATGCAGTATTCAATGATAACGTAAATATTGGTATTCTTGCAAATAAAGCAGCAACAGCAAGAGAACTTTTGGATAGATTACAAACTGCCTATGAAAATTTACCAAAGTGGATGCAACAAGGTATTATTTCTTGGAATAAAGGTTCTTTAGAACTCGAAAATGGATCTAAAATTTTAGCAGCATCAACGTCTGCTTCTGCTGTTCGAGGAATGTCTTTTAACATTCTATTTTTGGACGAATTTGCATTTGTTCCAAATCATATTGCAGATTCATTCTTTGCATCTGTTTATCCTACCATTACTTCAGGTAAACAAACCAAAGTCATAATTGTTTCTACTCCACACGGTATGAATCATTTCTACCGAATGTGGCATGATGCAGAAAAAGGTAAGAATGAATATGTCTTTACTGACGTTCATTGGAGTGAAGTTCCGGGTAGAGATGAGGATTGGAAAAAACAAACAATTGCTAATACATCAGAACAGCAATTTAAAGTTGAGTCTGAATGCGAATTTTTAGGATCCGTTGATACACTTATCGCACCATCTAAACTTAGGACCTTAGTATACGATGCTCCTAAGACCCGTAGCGCGGGATTAGATGTATATGAGGATCCACAACAGAATCACGATTACTTGATTACTGTAGACGTTGCTAGGGGGGTTGGTAATGATTATTCTGCTTTTACCGTAATAGACATTACACAATTCCCCCATAAAGTTGTTGCAAAGTATAGAAATAATGAAATAAAACCTATGCTTTTTCCAAGTATAATAGATGAAGTTGGTAAAAGTTATAATGAATCTTATATTTTATGTGAAGTGAATGATGTTGGAGATCAAGTTGCTAGTATTCTTCAATATGATTTGGAGTACAAAAATCTACTAATGTGTTCTATATGAGGAAGGGCAGGTCAAATTGTAGGACAAGGATTTTCTGGAAAGAAAACTCAACTTGGAGTTAAGATGTCCAAAACTGTTAAAAAAGTTGGATGCCTTAATCTCAAAACTATGATTGAAGAAAATAAATTATTTTTGAATGATTATGAAATTATTAGCGAACTTACAACTTTTATACAAAAACATAATTCATTCGAAGCTGAAGAGGGTTGTAATGATGATCTCGCAATGTGTCTAGTCATCTATGCTTGGTTAGTTGCTCAAGATTATTTTAAAGAACTTACTGACCAAGATGTTAGAAAACGACTATATGAAGAACAAAAAAATCAAATAGAACAAGATATGTCACCTTTTGGTTTTATATCAGATGGATTAGACAATAATACTTTTGTCGATGTCGATGGAGACCGGTGGTATGTTGATGAATATGGAGATCGATCATATATGTGGGAGTATATGTAATGGATTTAGATAAACAAATAAATTTTGGACATTTATTATTGGTAGATAGAGAGTGTAGAGTTTGTGGAGAAACAAAAAATTTAATAGATGGCTTTTATAGAACCCGAAAAGATAGAGGTCCAGTTGCATCCTCATATTCTTATGAATGCAAGGAATGCACTGTAAAAAGAATAATTAAATCCAGAAAAAAAGATTTTTGCCAAATAATTTGGGAATATCCAGATTGGTAGAGTTCACTGCACGTTTCCCCCGTGTAAAGTAATTTTTTAATAAATAATTTTTAGATAAACTGAGATTTACGGAGAAAAACATGGCGACTCCTCAATTATCTCCCGGTGTACTTACGAGGGAAGTTGATTTAACTGTAGGGAGAGCTGATAATGTTTTAGATAACATTGGTGCTATTGCTGGACCATTTGCAATAGGACCAGTTGAAGAAGTAATTGACATAAGTAACGAGCAAGAACTTCTTTCCAATTTTGGAAAGCCAATCTCTACAGATGCTCAATATGAATATTGGATGAGTGCTGCATCATACCTTTCATATGGTGGCATTCTCAAAGTAGTAAGAGTTGATGGAAGTTCGCTCAACAATGCTAACGCTGGTGTTGGTATTGGATCAACAACTTCACTAAAGATTAAGAATTATGATAATTATAATTCATCTTTTATTAATGCTACAAACTTTAGTTATGCAGCGAAGACACCAGGAAGCTGGGCAAATAATCTAAAAGTCTGCACGATTGACGATTTAGCAGATCAAAGAATTGGAGTAACAACAACCAATCTAAATACATTAGGTGCAATTATTGGATATGGTGTTACCACTGCGATCAGTAATGCAGTTCTACCAGGTGCAGGAACGACATCACTGTTTAATGGATATTTAAAGGGTATTATCACAGGTGTTTCTACAGACGCAACAAATTCGAATAGCACCATTGATATAAAGATTGTTTCTAGGGTCTCTGCAGCTGGAACGGAAACTCCAATTACATACGCTCAAGGAAATTCTACCCAATCATTAGAAACATCGGATACACTTACTTTTGTAAACAATTCCGGCATCAATACTGGATCTTCAAGCAGTGCATCAACTGTTGTTGATTGGTATGATCAACAAACTTTAGGTCTAACAAATTCAGTAATTTACTGGAAGTCCATAGCACCAAAACCAATTTCGAATAATTATTCCATTCAGAGAAATGGAAAAAATGATGCTATGCATATTGCCGTTGTTGACGACACTGGATCCATCACTGGTGTTCAAGGTAATATCCTCGAAAAGCACCTGAGTGTTTCAAAAGCATCTGATTCTGTTTCTTCTGTAAATTCTCCACAAAAAAATTGGTATAAAAACTACATTGCCGATTTTTCACAATATGTCTATGCCGGATACAATCCATTACTAGCAAAAGACTCTTATTGGAATACAAATCCCGTTGCTACAGGATTCTCAACTGCATTTACTCCTTACACAAATGGTCAAGGCCAGTGGGGACAAAACGCACAAGGAGTAACCTTTAGTGCAATAGGTAATGTTACATATAACTTTGGTAATGGTGTTGATTACTCAGCAAATGGTGGAATGTCTGCTACTTTAGGCAACTTAGTAACATCCTATGATTTATTCTCGAATAAAGATCAAGTGGCAGTTGATTTCTTAATTAATGGTCCTGGACTTTCAAATGAGTCAGATTCTCAAGCAAAGGCAAACAAACTGATTTCACTTGCCGAAGGAAGAAAAGACTGTATTGCAGTCATCTCTCCACATAGATCAAACGTAGTTGATTTGACAAATACAACTACACAAACAAATAATGTTATTAGGTTCTTTAGTGCTCTATCATCTTCGTCATATGCAGTATTTGATAGTGGATATAAGTACACCTATGATAGATTCAATAATCTATTCAGATATATTCCTTGCAATGCTGACATTGCAGGTCTTATGATGAGAACTAATATCAACTCTTATCCATGGTATTCACCAGCTGGACAGCAAAGAGGTGTTTTAAACAACGCAATTAAACTTTCATACAATCCATCTAAAAACCAAAGAGATCTGCTTTACACTTCAAGAGTCAACTCAATTATCAGTCAACCTGGAATTGGAATTTATCTCTTTGGAGATAAAACAGCTCTTGGATATGCATCTGCATTTGATAGAATTAATGTTCGTCGCCTGTTCCTCACGATTGAACAATCTTTAGAAAGAGCATCTCAAGCTCAATTGTTTGAAATTAACGATCAGATTACTAGATCTAATTTCGTAAACATTGTTGAACCATATTTAAGAGATGTTCAAGCAAAAAGAGGTCTTTATGACTTCTTGGTTATTTGCGATGAATCAAATAATACTCCTGATGTGATTGATAATAATGAATTTAGAGCAGACATCTTCCTAAAACCAACAAAATCCATCAATTATGTAACTCTAACATTTGTTGCTACCAGAACTGGTGTAAGTTTTGAAGAAGTAGCAGGTAGAGTTTAATTAACTTCATAATCAATCTCATAAGGAGGATTTAAAAATGTCTAGTCTCAGAACGATTACCGGATTTAAAGAAAGACTTGCTGGTGGCGGTGCCAGACCCAATCTATTTGAAGTAGAACTCCCATCTTTCCCAGATCCAATTAAAAGTCTGTGGAAATCTGGAGCAGGTCAAGAAATTGATACTTTCAAATTTCTGTGTAAAGCAGCAGCTTTACCTGCATCAAACATTGCACCAATTGATGTTCCATTTAGAGGAAGAATTCTTAAGGTAGCAGGTGATAGAACTTTCGATACCTGGACTATCACTATTATTAATGATGAGGACTTTAAATTAAGATCCGCATTTGAATTGTGGATGAACAACATCAGCAAACTGGATAATAACAGTGGTGCAACCAATCCAGGTTCTTATATGACTGATGCATTCGTGCATCAACTTGGAAGAGGATATGATAAGGGTAGATTCTCCAAAACAAACAATGGAGCAAATGATGCTACCTTAGAAACAAATATTACTCCACTGAGAACTTATAAGTTTCATGGAATTTTCCCAACTAGTGTTAGTCCAATTGATCTTTCATATGATTCTTCAGATACCATTGAGGAGTATACTGTGGAATTCCAAGTTCAATACTGGACTGCAGGAAAAGGCAATTCTAAAAATGATGCAACTGGCGTTTTGATTAGTTGATAAATATTTAAATAAAAAAAGACTAATCAAATAAATTATGGCAAGATTATTTGGATTCTCAATTGATAATAACGAACCGCTATCTCCAAGTACGGTCAGTCCCGTTCCCCCCAATAATGAGGACGGAACTGACCACTACCTGAGTAGTGGTTTTTTTGGTTCATATGTAGATATTGAAGGTGTTTATAGAACAGAATTTGATCTAATTAAAAGATATCGCGAAATGGCACTTCACCCAGAGTGTGACAGTGCCATTGAAGATATTGTAAACGAAGCAATTGTGTCAGACACTAATGACACCCCTGTGGAGATTGAACTTTCAAATCTCAATGCCAGCGACGGTATTAAAAAGAAAATTCGTCAAGAATTTAAATATATTCTTTCCCTTTTAGATTTTGATAAAAAATCTCATGAAATTTATAGAAATTGGTACGTTGATGGTAGATTATTTTACCATAAAGTAATTGATTTCAAAAATCCACACGAGGGTATTCAAGAACTTCGTTATATAGATCCCATGAAAATGAGGTATGTGAGACAACAAAAAAAGACAGAAAAAGATAGATATAGATTA